TATTTTTATACCTTATCACCATTCTAGTATTTTTCTTCAACCATCCGCCATAGATTTCTCTACTCGATAATCTGTTTATTGGCTGATGGAACACCTGATCATTTCCAATGTACACAGCGCAATGATTTACTACCGGACTTCCGATAGTAAAAAATATGACATCTCCAACTTCTATTGATCCATCTTTGATCTCATAGAATCCAGCATCCACAAAATTATCTATCAGTAGGTTGTATCCCTTCTTCCACCACTGAGGCTCTCTATCATAGTGTGGAAGTGTGATGTTTAATTTCTCCTTGTACCAATCCTGTGCAGCGGCATAGCAGTCAAAAACTCCATGCTTGTACTGTCTCCCAATAAGAGGTGCTTTATACCCACTAGGTGCAAATGAGAACCAGTCTTCTGACTTGAAAGAGTATATGTGCCAGGACATTCCTGATTGCTCGCACCCTACTTTATCAGCCATAGAAGGAACATGAGTAGTAGACGGATGGGAATGGACAACAGCCACAATATCCCCAGCGCTAGAAGAAACGAGATCATCAACTCGAATATAGTCTATGGGATCAAGAATAAAGTCGCTATCACTTTCTGCGATGTTTTTGCACTCATAGTATTTCTGCCTTCCTTTTTCTACAGACACAAGGCCACAAGCCTCTCTTGGAAAATCTCTTTTAGCGTGTTCCAAAAACTTTTGCTTAGTCTCTTCTGTTAATTGAATCATCGCCCAACACCCGGAAATCCGCCGAAAGGCAGGGGATTGTTTGCTCCAAATCTAATCTTGCAACTGTTCAATCTTTTTCCACAGCGATCATCTTTGTATACTTGGTCATCTAACGGCACAGCAGCTAGGGCTGTGTCAAAATCATTTTCAGCAGTGGTTAGGTCTGTCTGCGCGGCATCTCTAGTAATTACTGCCGCATCATACACTGCAACTGCCGCTGTGTATGCTCCCTCGTCGCGAACATGTCTTCGTATCTCGTACACTTCTACTTGACCAAAAACAGTGAAAAGAGTTTGCTTCCACACACCTCTTGTATACTCAGTTCCTAGAGTTACCAGCACATCGTTAAAGTATGCCTGTGTATTAAAGAAAGATACGGACACGTAGTACTTCGGCATCCCATCATACTCATAGTGATAGGTGGTGGTGTATATTGATGCTGCTTCCATTGCTTCCGCTGCTGCAAGAAGCGCATCTTGTGCAACAGTTAAGTCTTCCTGTGCATCAAGCATGTCCTGATATGCGGCCCTCATAGCTATCGCCTCTGCTGAAGATGGGGCAGGAAGTTCGTTGTCCTGCTCATCATACAAAGGAATACCTGTGTAGCTGCATTTTGAGCTTCTGTATACCCAAGGGCATGTGCTCTGCCCAATAACTCTTTTTGGAACTTGCACGTCTTGCAAGTCTGCCGCAGAGGATAGTTCAAATTGAACTTGGTCTCTATTCTCAGATGCTTTTCTATCCACGTAGTAGATGTCGTCAGTTAGGAATACAGAAGTGTCTTCGGTGGGGTTTACTCCTCCTGGAAAATTTACTGCATCTAAATATTTAAGAAGAGTTCTTTTACGTGTAAACTTACTTCCAAGTAAATCTTTATACTGTAAAAGGATTGTAGTGATGGAACTCATCACGTTTGAAATAATTACCGTTGGTCTTGGAAACTGTCCTTGTCCAGATAGTTCAAATCCAGTTACCTGTATAGGAAATCTTATGTACGTGTTTCCTTGCCACACAATATTTTGAGATAGTTTATTTGTCCCGTTGTGGAATCTAAATACTTCTCCGCCGAGATCGGTGCAGTCCAATTCAAACAGTTCAATAACTGCTGTTGGAGAAAGTGTTTGTATGTCTGCTGCGATGTCTGCGTTTATTGTCATGGCTCGTAAACTTTTTCCAGTGTCATTGTGATGTTATTAACTTCATTTCCAACTTCAGTTCTGTTCCAACTATCACAAGTCCACTTGGCCTGTGGAAGTCCAGGAGGAGTCCATGTGAATGCAATAACTCCGTATCGCTCTTTCAAGAATGTATCAATAGCGATTGCTTCTGTTCTTGAGCGAGCGTTGAAGGTAAGGCTCCAAGAGTCATCAATAGGATTCATCCCTTTTGTTTGGCGTTGGATGTAGCCATCTCCATATCTAATTTTAGATACGTTTGCTTTCGATGCTGTTGATGCCGACCAGTCGGGAATAAAATTGAACTCGTCCATTCTTAATCTCCTATGCTAAAAGTCCGCCTGGTTTTTGCTGTTGTATAATCGTGTCTGTTGCAATTTGTTTCATCAATGCTCCAAACTCTTTTGCCTTTGATCCTGATCCGCTGCCTTTTTCAGTAGCCGCGCCATCTTGAATAATAATAGTTTGTGTGAAGTTGAATCCCCCGCTGCCTTCCATGGTTACTGGAATTGATCTTCCGTCTGGAAGTGGGACGTATGCCTCTGGCTGTCTTCCTTCTCCGAACATAGACACTTGAGGAGAATTCGCAATGCCTCCTTTAGCATACATATTCAGTTTTGCTGGCCCTCCAGGAGTCATCACGTTACCCATAGCCGATTGTGTGAATCCTAGTGAAGCATCTGTCGATCCACCTATTCCTGCATTGAAGGTGCTAGACCCTCCTCCTGAAAAAGCTGCTCCGGCAAAGGATAAAATACCTTGTGCGATAGGCGCTACGATTGCTGCTCTGATCAACATTCGGTTGATGTCATCAATAATCGCAGCGGTGAAACTTGCAAAATTAAACTTACCTGTTTTAGTAAATTCAAAGAGAGTGTCTTCTAAATGACCAAACGCTTGTGTAGTTACTTTGGCAATACCTTGTGCAAGCGTACCAGCACTCTCTACAAAGTCATTTACCCCGCTGTAGAAAGCTGATCCCGGTCTAACCTTGTCTTCAAGCTTATTTACTTCTTCGTTGTACTTGGCAAGGCTGATCACCCCAGCATTCACTTGCTCGTTCAGAACGGAAAGTCTCACTGCTGCGGAACCTTCTTGGAACTCTCTTAGATTAATAGTTCCGTCTTTAAGAGCTTTGTTCAACATAGCCAAATCAAAATCTCTAATTTGCTCATGGAACTTAAAGATGTCTTCTCTTCCTTCAGCGAACTGGGTTGTAAATTTCTTAAGCTTAAACTCTTCTAGCTTGGCGTTGTATTCTCGCAAAGATATTGTTTGGTCTAAATATGCTTTGTTTAATTCACTAAGCTCGCCCTTTAAACTTTTTGCTTTTGCAATAGCATCTGGCATCTGCCCTTTTAAAGCTTTTAACTCTCTAGCAGCTTTTGCAGAGGGGTCTTCCTGTGGCCCCTGTACTGGTAGCTGCCCAAGTCTAAGGTCACGGGCTTTCTGTCTGTCCTCTTGTGCAGCTTTACTCAATCTTTCCATTGTGGCAATCAGTCCGTTGTTTCCGCCTCTTAGAGCACCAGCTAGTTTAGCCACTACAGGTAAAAGCCTTTCCTCGAAAGCGGCTACTGTGTCCAGAATAGAGGCCTGAACTCCAGAAAATACTGAGGAAACTTTCTCCCAGTTATTTGCCACTAATAGCCCAGTTGTTGCTATTGCAGTGAATACAAGCAGCACTACGTTAGATGTGTTCAGTAGAAGGAAGGCATCTCTCAACCCGATAACTGCTGTCTCTAGCCTTCCTATCTGAGATATTGCTAATAGTATTGCCCCCGCGCTTAGTACAATTAGAAAATCTCCTAGATGTTCTACAGCAACTCCCATTGCCGTTGCAAATTTTGTAGATAGTCCTAGCTCCTGGTTTAACTTCCCTACTTCTTGTGATGCTTTGTTAAATAGCTTAGTGAACACCTGTTCAAACGTAGGCGCAAGTTTTGATGCTTGCTCATTTAATTTCCCGACGTTATCCGAAAGGAATGCAATAATATCTTTTGTTTTGATAGCCCCTTCAGATGCCTTCTTATAAATATCCTGTCCGAACTTTTCTTTTAGTGCTTGAGCGATTACTACGTTCTGCTCCATCACAGATCGAAATTCATCTCCATCTAGTTTCCCTTTGTTGAACGCTTGACTCAACTGTATAATTCCGTTGGTTGTTTCTGCTGTGTTCGTACCAGAAATACGAAAGGTGTTGATTAAACTCTCGGTAAGGGCAAGCACTTGCTCTGTTGAAGCCCCGGCAGACTTTAGTGATTGAGCCATACGGTTGAATACAACGCCAGTATCGGATACCGATTGATTCGTCTTATCTGCGATGTCCCCGATTCCTTGTAGTGCTCTGGCCGCATCCTCCCCAGAGTTTGTTGTAATCTTCAGTCTGTTTGAAAGATTTTGCATTTCATCGCTCATCCGAGTGAGTTCTCGTACACCGAGATACGCAACGAATCCTCTGAAAGAGTTGGAAAGAAAACTCATGTTCCCCGAAAGGGATTTTACGTTTTTGTTCAACAGCCCAAACTTAGCTGCGATGGCATCAAGTGCTCCCTTAGAGTCTCCAACATCAACTTTAATTAGGATTTTTTTTGTTGTCGATGCCACTCTTAGGTTT